TTGTAATAAATAATTTTGAATTTTATTTATTTATTTATTTATTTATTTGTTTATTTATTTATTTATTTATTTATAAATTTATGAATACAATGTATTATATAAATATTGCCTTTTTTCCAAATCATTCTTCCTATTTTTAACGTTTTCATTTTTCAAATACATTTTAAATCCATTTTCTAAATCCATTAAATTTATTCTTTTCTTTTCATTTTCTGGTTTGCAAAATACCCTTTTACTATGAGCTATTTTTGTTTTTGCTAAAATAGTTTCAATATCACGCCCATAAAATTTTAAATAATCCTTATTCTTTTTAAACCATTCACTTGTAATACATGAGTTGTCATCTATTAGCCAGCCAATTTCTTTTACTTTCTTCAAGAAAATCTGATATAAATCTTCAAAACTATATTCGTCCGTTTTAAACCGCCATGTAAATCGCGAGTCAAGTCCTTGATTGTAATCGAAAAAACATTCCTTCAGTTCATGTTCGTAGCCAGCAATAATCACCATCAAATCCGCCTTATTGTCGCTTAATGCTTCACAAAGTGTATCAATACATTCCTTGGCAAAACTATCGCGCTTCTCTGAATTACCCAGAGCATATGCCTCGTCAATAAAAAGAACGCCACCCATTGCCGCTTTAATGGCATCCTTGGTTTTTAACGCGGTTTGGCCCAAATATCCGGCAATTAAATCACTTCGTGTCACTTTATGAAACACTCCCTTCGATAGACAACCTAACTTGCAGTAGATTCGCCCCATTATTTTTGCGATTTCAGTTTTGCCTGTTCCAGGTGGTCCATAAATGACCGAATGCATAAAATCTCCTTTACACGTTTGGTCTTTATGTAAATCTTGAACAAAGTACAAAATTTGGTCTACAATGTTGTTTTTCATATCTTTCATCCCGACCATATCTTGCAAATCTTCCAAAGGTTTTTTAATATCATGCATTGCTTTCATATTAATATTATATTTTATAGATGGATCTGCCTTGTATGTGTCTATCAATTTTAAAATATCAGCAATATCATTAATTTCTACTTCAATATTTATATGCTGTTTAATTTCTACAACAGGTTCCTTTTCTTTATAAATTCTTTTTACAACCTTTTTCATTGCTTGGGATTGACAACATGTGTCTCCTGTAGAACAACTATTAGGTTCAATGTATTCATTCGGGTCATTCATTTCTGAATTGGCTACAATAATATCATTTTGTGTTTGTCCAGTTAATTTAGTGGAATCCAAATTATTTTTTTCAAAATCCATTTCTAAATTTTCAATGATTTTATCGATAATTTTTTTCATTTCTTCTTCATTTTTATCTTCATCTAGCAGGTCTTCTTTAATAGGTATGATTGGAATTGTTTTATCCAAAGTAGACAAAAATTTATTATAATTACTGATTCTCTTTGGGTTCATCTTTGAGTGCGTAATTGTTCGATTGTTAAGCATTATATAATATATATAAATTCATTTATATTATTTACATTTAATATTATGTATGCATCTTTAATGTATTTATAAAAACTATTTAAAAATAAATTGAAATATAAAATAACCGAAAATATGATTGCACATAATACCCAGACTACGACGATGAATCCTGAAACAACTTCATTTGATATTGCTACTGAGCAATATATAGAAACACCTTGGTCTATTATCGAATCATATTTTAAAGGTCAACATCTTGATAGATTTGTAAGACATCAACATGAATCTTACAATAATTTCGTTGGATACCAAATAATTAAAACAATAGAAATGTTCAACCCTGTTCATATTGCATCCGAACAGGATTTCGATTTGGAATCTAAAAAATATTCACTAGAGCTCTTTATTACCTTTGAAAATTTCCACATTTACCGACCGCAAATACACGAAAACAATGGCGCTATTAAGCTAATGTTTCCTCAGGAGGCACGTTTGAGGAATTTCACTTATGCGTCTGCCACAACTATTGATATTAATATAAAATATATTGTGCGGAATGGTCCCAATTTAGAAAATATGCAGACCTTTTACAAGATTATTCCAAAGGTCCACATTGGTAAACTGCCGATTATGTTAAAGTCTAATATATGTGTGCTCAGTCAATACAAACATTTCGAGAATACGCAAACAGGTGAGTGTAAGTTTGATGCTGGTGGATATTTCATCATTAATGGATCTGAGAAGACTGTGTTGGGACAAGAAAGAGCTGCAGAAAATCGCGTCTATTGTTTCAATATTGCTAAAAATGACACCAAATACACATGGAAGGCTGAAGTAAAATCTGTCCCTGATTTCAAATGTATTTCGCCTAAGCAGATTAATATGATGGTTCGCTCGAAGAATTCTATTTCAAAATCAGAAGATTCAAAAGGTTGTGAAATAAAGACAAAAGGACTGAGTAATGCAATTTGTGTTGAGTTGCCACGAGTAAAGCATCCAATCCCATTATTTATTGTTTTCAGAGCACTAGGTGTAATATCAGATAAAGAAATCTGTGAAAGGATTTTACTCAAAATAGATGGTGTAGTAGGAAAAGATAAGGATGTATTAGATGCATTGCAACCTTCTATAATTGAGTCAAACAAATATATTACGCAAGAAGAATGTATAAAGTTTATTACTAGTTTTGTCATGTATACACCAATAAATATGGATAAAGAAACGGGTGTAAAGAAAAAACATGAATTTACGTTAGAAATTCTGAATGGAGACTTGTTTCCGCATTGCCATACCATGGAACAAAAAATATATTTCCTCGGTTATATGGCGAATCGTTTATTGATTGCTTCCTTTGACCAAGTAAAGCAAGACGATAGAGATTCTTATTTGAATAAAAGAGTTGATTGTGTTGGTTCACTTTTGAATAATTTGTATAGAAATTATTTCAACAAATTAGTCAAGGATATGGAGAAGCAAATTATCCGCGAAATCAATACCGGGTCATGGAAATCATCAGACGATTATGAGAGTATTATTAATATGACCAATATTTATAAAATAATAAAATCTACTACAATTGAAAATGGTATCAAGCGTGCATTATCAACTGGTGATTTTGGTATTAAGCACACAAATTCTAATAAAGTTGGTGTTGCTCAAGTGCTCAATAGGTTAAATTATGTTTCAAGTTTGAGTCATGCTCGCAGAATTTCCACTCCTACAGATAAGAGTGGTAAGCTGATTCCTCCTCGTAAATTGCATAATACTACATGGGGGTTCTTGTGTCCAGCTGAGACTCCAGAAGGTCAATCTGTTGGTATTGTAAAGAATCTCAGCTATATGACTCATATTAGCACTTATTCCAACTCTATGCCGCTTTATGAATATATTATACCACATATTCAACAAATTGGTGGTCAAGAAGTAACCTCTGCTTTTATGCATGATAAAGTCAAGGTCTTTATTAATGGTGCATGGGTTGGCATTACAAACGATCCCGAGCAATTATATACCATGTTGAAGGATAAAAAACATAAGGGTATTATTAATATTTACACATCCATTGTATTTGATTTCAAAATGCGCGAAATCAGAGTCTGCAATGATAGTGGCAGATTGACGCGACCTTTATTACGTGTCAAAGATAAAAATATTCTAATTAGTCATGATTTGATTCGCAAACTTGGAACAAGTGAGCTTACGTGGGATGATTTACTAACATGTTCTAAGTTAGATAATGCAGTGATTGAATATATCGACCCTGAAGAGCAAAGTTGGTCTCTAATTGCAACGAAACCTCGCGATATTGCTCACCCAGATAATCGACTAGCAAGGTTCACACATTGTGAAATCCATCCATCCACTATGTTTGGAGTGCTCGCATCATGTATCCCATTCCCCGAAAACAATCAATCGCCAAGAAATTGTTACCAATGTGCTCAGGGTAAACAAGCCATGGGTGTATATGTTACTAATTACGAGGGACGAATGGATAAGACCGCTTATGTATTGAATTATCCGATGCGACCACTTGTCGACACACGTATTATGAACTTGATTAAATTAAATGAAATACCTTCTGGAACTCAAGTCATTGTCGCCATTATGACCCACACGGGTTACAATCAGGAAGATTCATTGCTTATTAATAAGGCATCTATTGATAGAGGTATGTCGCTAGTAACAGTCTATCATACGGAAAAGGATGAGGACAAACAAAAGATTAATGGTGACGAAGAAATTCGCTGCAAACCTGATGCGTCTAAGACAAAGGGAATGAAGATTGGTAATTATAATAAAGTGAATTCGAAGGGCGTCATTCCAGAAAACACTTTGGTGCAAAATCGCGATGTCATTATTGCCAAAGTCACACCCATCAAGGAAAACAGAAATGATCACACAAAGGTCATTAAATTTGAAGACCAGAGCAAGATTTACAAGACGATGGAGGAGACATATATTGATAAAAATTATATTGACCGAAATGGCGAGGGATATAATTTCGCCAAGGTGCGACTCCGGACTACAAGAAAGCCTGTGATTGGTGACAAATTCTGTATGACAGCAGATCATGATGTATTAACATTGAATCGTGGTTGGGTTAAAATTAATGAAGTAAAAACAACAGATTTAGTTGGTCAGTTAAATAAAGAAACAAGTAAACTTGAATATGTTAATCCTTTAGAAGTTCTTGAATTTGACCATATAGGTGAAATGTATGATGTTACTACACAAGGAATTAGTCAATGCGTAACAATGAATCATAGAATGTGGATAAAAAAAAGAGATAACAAAAATTATCAGTTAGTTGCTGCCGAAAAAATGATTGGAAAACGTGTGCAGTTTCAATCAGGTAGTTCTCCTATAAATAACTCTGATTTAGAAATAAAAATAGGAAATGTTTTATATAATGGTTCAAAGTTAGATGCATTTCTTATATTATTTGGAATATTTATTGCAGAAGGTTGGACATATATTAGCGAAAAAAATTATACTTGCAGAATTGAGTTTGCTGCAAACAAATTGCGAGTTCAAGAACACTTAAAAAAAACATGTAATATATTAAATTTGAATTATTCTATGAATGAAAAAACATTTAAGTTTTATATTAATAATAAAGAATTAACAAATGAATTTAAAAATTACAGCGTGGGTGCTACAAATAAATATTTACCAGAATGGTATCTCAATTTAAGTGAACGTCAGTCCAGAATATTATTAAATGGTCTATGCTTAGGAGATGGACATGAAACAAGTACATCATTGCATTATTTTACATCTTCTATAAAATTACGAGATAATGTTCAAATCTTAGCTCAACATGCTGGATACACAGCTTATTATGTTTCAAAAAGTGAACCAGGTGATTATAGTACAATGAATGATGGAAGAAAAATAACATGTACATCTACTGCATGGGATATAGGAATTCGTAGAAAAAGGTTGTTTCCTACTTTAAATCATGGACATAAAAATGAACAAAATGGACAAACAGAAAAAATACTTGATTATAATGGAAAAGTATATTGTATTAGAGTACCATCAGAAGTTTTCTTGATTAGACGTCGTGGTAGGTGTTCATTTACTGGTAATTCGAGTCGACACGGGCAGAAGGGAACAGTCGGCAACATTATTCCAGAGTGCGATATGCCTTTTACCAGCTGTGGCGTCAAACCCGACATCATCATTAATCCGCATGCAATTCCATCTCGTATGACGATTGGTCAACTGAAAGAGACTATTCTTGGCAAGGTTCTATTACAACTCGGTCTCTTTGGTGACGGCACATCGTTTGGCGATTTCGACGTGAAAGATATTTGTGACCAGTTGATTAAAGTCGGATACGAGGCACACGGCAATGAGCTTTTATATAATGGTCTCACAGGCGAACAACATGAATGCAGTGTGTTTATGGGTCCGGTCTTCTATCAGCGTCTCAAGCACATGGTAAATGACAAGGCGCATAGCCGCTCGAATGGTCCGATGGTGAACCTTACCAGGCAACCGGCAGAAGGTCGTAGCCGCGATGGTGGTTTACGATTTGGTGAGATGGAAAAGGATGCCATGGTTTCGCATGGTGCAGCGCGATTCACAAGAGGTAGAATGTATGATGCGTCAGATAAATATTCAGTGTTTGTCTGTAAGAAATGCGGGATTATTGCGTCATACAATGACCAGATGCACATTCATCATTGCCGCACTTGTGATAACAGAGTTGATTTCTCATATGTAGAAATTCCTTATGCTTGTAAGCTTTTGTTCCAGGAGCTAAATACCATGAATATTATGCCGAGATTGATTACTGATCACTAGATCCACCTTTATAAAAGGTTATGCAAAGCGAAGAGTCAAATAGATAAAATTATAAAAATATTTTAATAATGGTAGTTGTTTGTAGGATTTTCATGACTTTAACAAGATAAATATCTAAACAAAAATAATATATTTAGATATTTTTATTTTATATTTTATATATAAAAATGTCTACTACTATTAACGGCATTAACTATTCTTACTCGGGTAATACTGCTCAAGTTATTGCTACTCCAAGTGCTTCTGGTATTGTGAATATACCAGAAATGATTACATTAGATAATATAAATTATAGTGTCACTAGTATTGGTAGTTCTGCATTCGAGAATTGTACAAGTTTAACATCAATAACAATACCAAATAGTGTTACTATTATTGGTATTTCTGCATTCCAGAATTGTACAAGTTTAACATCAATAACTTTAGGAAATAGTGTTACTAGTATTGGTGATAATACATTTAATAATTGTAGAAGTTTAATATCAATAACAATACCAGATAGTGTTACTAGTATTGGTGATTATGCATTCGTTAATTGTACAAGTTTAACATCAATAACAATACCAAATAGTGTTACTAGTATTAGAGGTTATTCATTTTATAATTGTACAAATTTAACATCAATAACTTTAGGAAATAGTGTTACTAGTATTGGTACTTATGCATTCAGTAGTTGTAGATTAACATCAATAACTTTAGGAAATAGTGTTAGTAGTATTGGTGATGCTGCATTTTATAATTGTAGAAGTTTAACATCAATAACTTTAGGAAATAGTGTTACTAGTATTGGTACTTCTGTATTCAGGGATTGTACAAGTTTAACATCAATAACAATACCAAATAGTCTTACTAGTATTAGTGATTATACATTCATAAATTGTACAAGTTTAACATCAATAACAATACCAGATAGTGTTACTAGTATTGGTGATTATACATTCTTTGGTTGTACAAGTTTAACATCAATAACAATACCAAATAGTGTTACTAGTATTGGTAGTTTTACATTCAGTGGTTGTTCGGGTCTAACATCAATAGCAATACCAAATAGTATTACTAGTATTGGTACTTATGCATTTTATAATTGTACAAATTTAACATCAATAACTTTAGGAAATAGTGTTACTAGTATTGGTCCTAATACATTCAATAATTGTACAAGTTTAATATCAATAACAATACCAGATAGTGTTACTAGTATTGGTACTTATGCATTCGTTGGTTGTACAAGTTTAACATCAATAGCAATACCAAATAGTGTTACTAGTATTGGTACTTATGCATTTTATAATTGTACAAATTTAACATCAATAACTTTAGGAAATAGTGTTACTAGTATTGGTAATTCTGCATTCAAAAATTGTACAAGTTTAACATCAATAACAATACCAAATAGTCTTACTAGTATTGGTAATAGTGCATTCACTGGTTGTTCGGGTCTTACAACTATAACTATACCAAGTTCTGTTACGAGTATTGGTAGTGACGCTTTTATTGGTTGTAGTATAATGAATAATTTATTTGGTATAAAAACGAATACTATTTATAAATATATAGGATCAATAACTAGTGATAGAACACCTATACTACAAAATTTTGTTAATAATATTTTAACAGACTGGACTTCATTTTCTACTATTAATGGAATTAACTATTCATATTCGGGTACTACCGTATCAGTTAGTTCAAATCCTAGTTCGACTGGTTCAATAACTATACCGAGTACTATTAGAGTAGGTGATATAAGTTATAATGTCACGACTATTAGCAATAGTGCATTCAGTGGTTGTTCGGGTCTAACATCAATAACAATACCAAATAGTGTTACTAGTATTGGTAGTTTAACATTCAATAATTGTACAAGTTTAACATCAATAACAATACCAAATAGTGTTACTAGTATTGGTTATTCTGCATTCAGTAATTGTACAAGTTTAACATCAATAACAATACCAAATAGTGTTACTAGTATTGGTGATTTTGCATTCAGAGATTGTACAAGTTTAACATCAATAACAATACCAAATAGTGTTACTAGTATTAGTGGTTATTCATTTTATAATTGTACAAATTTAACATCAATAACTTTAGGAAATAGTGTTACTAGTATTGGTACTTATGCATTCAATAATTGTACAAGTTTAACATCAATAACTTTAGGAAATAGTATTACTAGTATTGGTAATAGTACATTCAGAGATTGTAGAAGTTTAACATCAATAACAATACCAAGTTCTGTTACTAGTATTGGTGATTATACATTCAATGATTGTACAAGTTTAACATCAATAACAATACCAGATAGTGTTACTAGTATTGGTATTTATGCATTCAGAGATTGTAGAAGTTTAACATCAATAACTTTAGGAAATAGTGTTACTAGTATTGGTAGTTTTACATTCAATAATTGTACAAGTTTAACATCAATAACAATACCAAATAGTGTTACTAGTATTAGTGGTTATTCATTCCAGAATTGTACAAGTTTAACATCAATAACTTTAGGAAATAGTGTTACTAGTATTGGTATTTTTACATTCAATAATTGTACAAGTTTAATATCAATAACAATACCAAATAGTGTCACTAGTATTGGTGATTTTGCATTCAGTTCTTGTACAAGTTTAATATCAATAACAATACCAGATAGTGTTACTAGTATTGGTGGTCATTCATTCCAGAATTGTACAAGTTTAACATCAATAACAATACCAAATAGTGTTACTAGTATTGGTAATTTTGCATTCAGTAATTGTACAAGTTTAACATCAATAACAATACCAAATAGTGTTACTAGTATTAGTGGTTATTCATTCCAGAATTGTACAAGTTTAACATCAATAACAATACCAGATAGTGTTACTAGTATTGGTGGTCATTCATTCCAGAATTGTACAAGTTTAACATCAATAACAATACCAAATAGTATTACTAGTATTGGTATTGCTGCATTCGATACTTGTACAAGTTTAATATCAATAACAATACCAAATAGTGTTACTAGTATTGGTGATGCTGCATTTTATAATTGTACAAATTTAACATCAATAACAATACCAAATAGTGTTACTAGTATTGGTAGTTCTGCATTCCGTAGTACAAGTTTAACATCAATAACAATACCAAATAGTGTTACTAGTATTGGTGATTATACATTCGATACTTGTAGAAGTTTAACATCAATAACAATACCAGATAGTGTTACTAGTATTGGTACTTTTGCATTCAGTAATTGTACAAGTTTAACATCAATAACAATACCAAATAGTGTTACTAGTATTGGTAATAATGCATTCCAGAATTGTACAAGTTTAACATCAATAACAATACCAAATAGTGTTACTAGTATTGGTGATTTTGCATTCACTTCTTGTACAAGTTTAACATCAATAACAATACCAAATAGTGTTACTAGTATTAGTGGTTATTCATTTTATAATTGTACAAATTTAACATCAATAACTTTAGGAAATAGTGTTACTAGTATTGGTACTTATGCATTCAGTAGTTGTACAAGTTTAACATCAATAACAATACCAAATAGTGTCACTAGTATTGGTAATAATGCATTCCAGAATTGTACAAGTTTAACATCAATAACAATACCAAATAGTGTTACTAGTATTAGTGGTTATTCATTCCAGAATTGTACAAGTTTAACATCAATAACAATACCAAATAGTGTTACTAGTATTGGTACTTATGCATTCTTTAATTGTAGAAGTTTAACATCAATAACAATACCAAATAGTATTACTAGTATTGGTGAATCTGCATTCAATTATTGTACAAGTTTAACATCAATAACAATACCAAATAGTGTTACTAGTATTGGTAGTTTTACATTCAGTGGTTGTTCGGGTCTAACATCAATAACAATACCAAATAGTATTACTAGTATTAGTCCTAATACATTCCAGAATTGTACAAGTTTAACATCAATAACAATACCAAATAGTGTTACTAGTATTAGTGATTATACATTCGTTGGTTGTAGAAGTTTAACATCAATAACTTTAGGAAATAGTGTTACTAGTTTTGGTGATTATACATTCAATAATTGTACAAGTTTAACATCAATAACAATACCAAATAGTGTTACTAGTATTGGTAGATTTACATTCTATGATTGTACAAGTTTAACATCAATAACTTTAGGAAATAGTGTTACTAGTATTGGTAGTTTTACATTCCGTAGTACAAGTTTAACATCAATAACAATACCAGATAGTGTTACTAGTATTGGTGATTATGCATTCCTTGGTTGTTTGGGTCTTACATCTATAACTATACCAAATAGTGTTACTAGTATTGGTAGTTTTACATTCTATGATTGTACAAGTTTAACATCAATAACTTTAGGAAATAGTGTTACTAGTATTGGTGATTATACATTCAGTGGTTGTTCGGGTCTTACATCTATAACTATACCAAATAGTGTTACTAGTATTGGTGATAATGCATTCATTAATTGTACAAGTTTAACATCAGTAATAATCTCATCCTCAAACACATTAGGAATACCATCACCTGCTAATAATGTTGTTTTTTTTGGAAAATCAAGTGTTACTACTTTTACTTCTTATCCAATATTTATATCCAACATATGTTTTCCTGCAGGAACCCTTATTACAACAGATCAAGGAATTATTTCTATTGAGAAAATAAATACATCTATTCATACAATTCGTAATAAAAAAATAGTTGGAATTTTACAAACAATAAATTCTTATGAATTCTTGATATGTTTTGAAAAAAATGCTTTAGGAGAGAATATTCCTTCACATAAAACACTTATAACAAATTGCCATAAAGTATTTTGCAATAAAAAAATGAGAAAAGCAATGGAATGTATAGAGTATTCAGAAAAAATTTATAAAACAAAATATAAAGGAGAGATTTTATACAATGTACTTATGGAAGAACATGATAAAATGATAGTAAACAACTTAATATGTGAAACATTAGATCCTGAGAATCCTACTGCAAAATTGTATATCAAATTAAAAGAATATACACCAAAAGAACAAGAAGAAATAGTTAAAAAATATAATAATTTAATTATAGACAACAATAAATTTAATGAAAAACAATTAAAAAACTTACGAAAATGTTTATAGAATTGAAATGAACTATAATAAAGAATTGTAATATTTGATATAATAAATAGATAAATATTATATTAATATAATAAATATGTTATTCAAAGACATTTCCGATTTCAATAATGTAAATGACTATTTACCGATTTTAAATGGCTGCTTAAATGCGGATTTAATTATTATTTTCATGGTTTATCATGGTTTCTTTCAATCCAGTTATTTAATGAAATGGTATAAAAAATATCAATTAAGCGCAGTTGTAGCCGATGTCCTTATTCTTTTTATTGGCATTATTTTAGCGCGTTTTTTCTATACTTATTTGTTTGATTCTTTTAGCATATGGAAATTTACATGTCTTGCTGTTTTCATCCAAATCATTCACGATTATTTATTCTATTTCATGTTTTCTAATATTCCTCGCGGATATAATGAAATGATCGATTTCTTTAAGGATTACGCTAAAGAAGTAGGTATTGGTGCTATTTTAGGCGATAGCTTTATGATGATCATATCTTGCTTATTGAGCTCGCACTTTGCCATTTATAATTTAAATACAAATATTATTTCAATGATTGTTTCACTTTATTTTATACCTTATGTGATTAACTATAATCATTCTTAGAAATGAATAAATCGTATAATATATGTAGTTAAAGCAAACAATATACCACCCCATAAGGTGTCTATAATCACAGAGATAATTGACCAATTCTTAAATATCGCATAATTCGTTGTTTCATAAACACCATAAATCACTATACCTAACAAGAACGCATCTTGTACGCTTTTATTAGGTTTAATAATAAAGTAATTTAGGCCAGCAATTAAAAATATATAACACAACGCGGCTCCTAAAAAATTCATTTTAATTGGAGATCCTTGAACTTTTATTACTTGTTTTTGAAAATAATCTTTCATAAAATTCAAGTAAACAGAATCAATGATTACAAATAGAACGGCACTTATCAATAATCTAAAATTGAACATATATATTATTGATATTTTATTTAATCCACCTTTAGGAAAGGTTGAGCCAAAGTTGTTGTTCCTAAAGGTACCACTAAATATAAATTTAGGAAAAGTATAAAAGATATTTTTTAGCTCGCTCTTTTTTTAAAAACGTGGTATATTATATAAATGCCATCTATCGGATATACTAGCCCAATCAACGGATCCAATGTAGCTTTTACTATTTTTGCAAAGAATCCACTCAGTCCAGGTGGAGCTATTAATGGTTACATGCCACAAACTACTCAAAATGTAGATAAGAGATATCAAGAATTTGAGCAAATTCGTTACACATTGAAGAATGCTTGGAATACCACTTATCCCAGCCAATTGCGTGAGGCAAACTTACCTAAACGCAGTATTACTACACCTTTCCGTGCAGTCAATAATGCTGGTGACTTGTTGAGTCGTGACAACTATTCATGTGGTGGAAGCTGCCAGAGTTTTCAGAGCCGCCCTGGATTGAAGGGATTAAGCATTCGTTTTGGTTCCACGTCTATTTCATGCACACCTTCGTCTGCTTATAATAGTTTGCAGTTGAATCGTAGTGTTCCTTCTGCTACATGTAACGTGAAGTGGGTATACGATAGTTCTGATTATATTACATATTTGAAGCAAAAGGCGGTCAACAAGAACTACAATGATTTGTCGTATGGCGGTGATGAACACAAGTCAAGTCAATCTGCTCAACGTGCTATTCGACGATACTAAAGCAACCTTTAAAAAAGGTTGCGCCAAAATTATAACCATTTAGGAAAGGTTTTATTCCTCCGATTCTCTTGTAACTTTTTTAAAAGGTTCTACCACTTTTAAGAAAGATTGCGTGCAATAATATTTAAATTATATTAAAGAATAAAAGCAAGTATAAAAACAAGCGTTCTAATAAATAAATAATATTTGTTTTGCTCCTCATATTCTCTTGTGTCTTTTTTTTAAGTTTATTACTTATTTTGCTCCTCCGATTCTCTTATGACTTTTTTAAAAGTGCTACGTAATTAGGCATCCCACAAAATAAACAATTTTGACTAATAACATCTTTTTCAACTAAAATGTTATTATTTTTCTTACATTTAATGCATTTGAATATACATGGAAGCTGACAAATTAAGGAATTGTTAAATTGCGTTTTTTGATACACCATTTGCTTTCTATGTTTGTTTTCCATATACTTTAGTTTAGTTTATTTTTTGGATTTTAGCAAATTAATTTTGTATATATTTTGGCTCCACCTTTTCTTAAAAGGTGGATTTTTTAAAAGGTGGATTTTTTAAAAGGTGGATTTTTTAAAAGGTGGATTTTTTAAAAGGTGGATATATATATATATATATATATGGATAAATTGCATATTTTAGCCATCGCCATTGGCGTTTTAATTGTAGTTGGTTTCTTTTACAGCAGAATAGGTTATCCTACAACTACTACCACTACCACTACCACTAGAGCAGTTGCAGTAAGACAGCCCGTTGTTGTTGTTACAGAGGCACCTCGTTATGGTTATGTCCCTCCTCCACCACCAAGATACAATCCATACACAAATCAATATTACTATTAGTCTACCTTTATCCACCTTTATCCACCTTTAGGAAAGGTGGAGCCAAATTATAGAACTTAATTTTATTAAATTTTGAATCCACTTTTTAGAAAAGATGGATGGATATAAAGTTTTGAATCCACTTTTTAGAAAAGATGGATGGATATAAAGTTTTGCTCCACTTTTTAGAAAAGATGGATGGATATAAAGTTTTGAATCCACTTTTTAGAAAAGATGGATGGATATAAAGTTTTGCTCCACTTTTTAAAAAAGTGGATATATATATAAATGACTACTCCATATGCCGTATCTACAAATATTGGTTCCGTATCTTATAATAGTTATGTAAATGCCCCCATTACTGGCCCATTAAGCACCAATCAAACACCTTGCCAAATTCCTTATCACAGCTATGGTATATTATCAGGTCTCAGACCAACACCTCCTCAATTTTATTCCATGCAAACACCCGTTGCCTCCGACATGAACACCAATGCTCGTCATCAATATTTAAGGACACATGTTAATAAAAAGGATTTAGTAGAACAAATCCGACTTGGTAAGCTTTCCAGTCCGCTTGCATATATGATACAATCATCGCAAAGACATGTTGCTACATCGTCTCACATGAATTATATCGCACCCATTGATAGTTCACTTTATGTGAATATTAAGAAAAGCAATGCGGTGGGTCAAACTGCGTATAAAGTGAATCTACCCAATACAGCACCTACCGGAACTAAAAGCTATTATCCTAGTGGCGCTAGAAGTAGTTTGAGACGAGCGCGTTCAGGTGGATGTGTAGCACCTAAAAAGAAGGGTGCTATTGAAAACCATAGTTTATCTAATGGAAAAGTTTGTGCATGGGGTGCCATTGTGCGTCAAAATTATTAATAGAATATATATATATAAAAAATATTTAGTGTTATTCACTTGGACTTCAGTCGGATTTGGGTCCATATATTTTAGTTAAAATTTTAGCAGCTATTGTTGCTTTTTATGCATATAAAAATACGTTAATAATGCTATTTAGGAATTCTTTTATTTTCTTTTGATATAATATATAATGAGTTATTTTGGATTTGGAGGACCTCCACAACAATATAATCGACAGCCTTATGGACAAGAACAACAATCTTCGGGTTTTTTTGGATTTGGAGGTAGTGAAAAGCTTAACCAACAAACAATACCACAAATTTTGTTACAAGTGAGACAGCAAGGTGTCCCACAACAATCAGCTATGCAATTGGAAGAAGTTCTTAATGAAATGGTAATGAACGGAACTGAAAAAGTTAGTAACATTTTAAAGCAATTTATTTCTCCTGAATTAGCAGCTCAAGTTCTAAATGAAGTTGCATTAGAAGACCTTGAAGATGATATGCAAGGTGGTCCTCAAGGTCGAGGAATGGATCAACGTCAAGGTCGAGGAATGGAACAAGGTCGAGGTCGAGGAATGGAACAAGGTCGAGGTCGAGGAATGGATCCCAGAATGGATCCCAGAATGGATCCCAGAATGGGTCGTCAGGGCTCTGGACGAGCATCATTTATTGGACAAGATTTAGGTCCAAATTATGGTAATTATGGAGGCAAAAAGCGCAGAACTCGTGGAAGAAAACAACGTGGTGGTAATCACCCTTTTGAACCTAAGAGTCTTGCCACAACTGCCGAGGGATTCTCCGGTGGTAGACGAAGAAAGACTCGCGGAAGAAAGCACTAAATACTTAATTACATTCAGAAAAAAGATTTAAAATCTATTACTACAACTATGTAGTAATGGATTTAGCATTAGATTCCGATATTTATGAACCAATTATGGATGAAAAGAGCAATTATATAGATTATTTACCACCCTCAAGTAAATTCCAAAATGGACTGCGATGTGCATGTGGTTCAAGGAAAGAACATGTCTTTGATAGTCGCCAGAGTTTTGCATCACATACTAAAACAAAAACGCATCAAAAATGGCTAACCGATTTGAATAACAATAAGATGAACTATTTCAGTGAAAATATAAAGTTAAATGAGACAATTTCTACTCAAAAAATGGTCATTGCAAAGCTACAAAGAGAGAATAATGATTATACCAAATTGATTGCTCATTTGACGAAAAAGATGGAAAGCAAAGAGAATCCTGATATTGTAGTGGACTTGATAAGTTTTGATTAAATTTAAAAATATAGTTAATTTTTGTCGACAAACACTTCTTTGGCAATTTTCTTAATAATTTTCTCTTCCTTTTCGTAATCATTGTCTCCTTTTCCTCCCATGGACTCTATAACAATTTTATTGTATTGATCTGAGACCATGGAAGAATATTTCTTCCAATCTGGATGTAATTTCTGAAATTCTGAAATAAGGTTTATATTTTTATTTGCCACTTTCCTAACCATTTTATGCATTTTCAAATGTTTTTCATCTTCCTTTTCCCATTTATCCTCATCTTTGATATACATAGTTTCTCTCTTTTTGTCAGTGCAGTGAATGGGTCTCTCTGTTATATCCAAGGTACTCAACTTCTTTATAATGATATTAGAAATACCTTCGATGTAACCAACATCGCCAACATTTTCCAAGTCACTGAGTTGTAATTGGAGAGAATTCACAAAATCTGTAATGTTCATTGCATTTTTACAAGTTTCATTTAAAAATAATTGTAAATTAAATGTTTTGTTATGAGAATTGGTATGTGTAGTGTTATTAGTAATTGAACTATTTTTCGACAATTCAATAATTGTTTTATTTTGTTCTAAAAGCATTTTTTGAAATTCACTATTTTGATTTAAAATTTGCATTATAGTTTCCTGTGTAAGTTCGAAAGTTTTTGTTTGATTATTTTCTTCATTTAAACAAACTTTATTATGTTTCCATAATCCAGAACGATTTTTAAATTCTTTAGAACAATTTTTACATGAAAAAGATGGTGGGCAGAAATATGGCAGATTATTGTTTCCTAAAGTATCCAAAACGTTTCCAAATGTATGTTTTTTATGTTTTGCAGACAACAAATGGTCGTCATAACTACTTTTTTTACTTGTACCATAGTGACAAAATTCACAATTATATTTTTGGCAGATTTTGGGCAGATTTGCGTTTCCAAAAGTTTCCATATTTATAGATTAGAAAATATTTTTAAGTATTTATAAAAAAAGTTATCGTAACAAATTTTGCATTATTTTTTTGGTGACCACACCATAAAATTCAATTATGGTCACAGACACAAGGTTTTTGGGCAAAGTATTTTCGGAAATTCATTTTTGGACATTTATTTTGTCCATTTTTCAAAATCCCAAAATACTTTGCCCAAAAATATTTGAATGTTTTATATATATTATTTTAAACATACTTAAAGACTTTTGTCAACAAACACTTCTTTTGCGATTTTTTTGATAATTTTCTCTTCCTTTTCATAATCATTGTCACCCTTTCCACCCATGGACTCTATAACAATTTTATTATGTTGATCGGCATATTTGGAAGAACATTTCTTCCATTCTGGGTGTAAGTTTTGAAATTCTGAAATAAGGTTTATGTTTTTATATGCCACTTTCCTAACCATCTTATGCATTTTAATACGTTTGTCATCTTCCTTTTCCCATTTATCCTGATCTTTAATATACATAGTTTCTCTCTTTTTATCTGTGCAGTGAATGGGTCTCTCTGTTATATCCAAGGTATTCAACTTCTTTATAATGATATTGGAAATACCTTCGATGTAACCAACTTCACCAATATTTTCCAAGTCAGAAATCTGCAATTGGAGAGAATTAACAAAATCTGTAATGTTCATTGCATTTTTACAAGTTTCATTTAAAAAGAACTGCAAATTGAAGGACTTGTTATGTGAATTTGTATTATTTGTATTATTATTTGTTGTGTTAATTGTACCATTTTTACATATTTCATATAATTTATTTATTAAATCTTGATTTTGCTTTTGTGTTTCATTGTTTTGTTTTACAACTTCTAATACAATATTGGTAAGGATTTTAACATCTGTAATATCAATTATTTTACTTTCATTAGTTTCAATGATATTATTTGATTCGCTAAAATGTTCACACTTTTGATTATGTTTCCAGAGTCCAGACTTTGTTAAATATTTTTTACCACAATTACAAATAAAATCGGCATTTTTTTCTTTGATTATTTTTTCCAATTCAGTTCCATTGACACGATGCATATGTTTTTTGGTGTGGATATGATTATTGTAATTACTTTGTTTACTGCATTTAAAGTTGCAAATTTTGCATTCAAAACCGGCATTTTCGGCATTTTTTTTAGGTTTCCATTTTTCCATATATTAGGAAAAGAAAAAATGCCTAAATCTTTTTCGTAAATATATAAAAAAAGTTATCGTAACAAATTTTGCATTATTTTTTTGGTGACCACACCATAAAATTCAATTATGGTCACAGACCTTCACTTTTTGAGCAAAGTATTTTGGGATTTTGAAAAATGGACAAAATAAATGTCCAAAAATGAAAATCCCAAAATACTTTGCCCAAAAATATCAAAAAGTCAGTCCTACATGTGTAGGGACCGGCTTTAAGTCTCTTATAATAATATATTTAAAAATGAACTTAAAGACCTAATCAGATATTTCAACTACCTCAGTGTAGTCAATAGGAGGCCCATTTAGAGGCAAACCTTTCTCACAACCAGGACATGCATGGTTTACACCTTCTTTGGCGAATCCTGACCACCAACATTCTTTACAAATTCGGTGTGCTCTGATGGCGCCGTTTTTCCTATAACACTTTGCAGGCATGAGACCATACATCATGTGAATACTTTTACCACACATGCAACATTTAACTAGATCATCTTCTGAACCCTTTGCAACTCTACTTCTTTTTGCACGTTTCAGAGTTTTTGCACGTTTAATGGTCTTTCTAGATTTGCGTCTATTGATGCGACTTTTTTGTGCCATTCTATAATATATTTATATTTAATAAATTTGTTATTAAATATAAGTGTCATTTTATTTAGATTTCTCCATAATACGATAAAATACATAAATACCGATACAAGCCAAACCTGCAAAATATATTTGGTCCATTGGGTCGCTAGACATGGGAACGGGTTCGCTGTCAGACAAAGTGGTAAATGCAGATCTACATTTTTGACCTGAAACAGGATTAGTTCCACCATATTCTGGTGTATATCCAAACCAACAAGGGTCCATGGATGTAATATCTGCAATTGTTACATAATGAGATTCTGAACTCTTATTATTATTATTGTCAATTGTTTGCATTTTTAACATTTGACATGGAGGGTTTGAACCATCCTTAAATGCACGCAAAATGGCCATTGGGTTCAAGACATTCAAGTTTTCAATAGCACCAGGAATTAATCCTCTAAATTCGGAAAAGTTAACACCCATACCACTGGAAAGAAGTGGAATATTTCCACCAGGAATATTATTAATATAAATATACCTATCAACATCTTGACACACATCTTGTCCAGTTTCATCTTTTGTGCACGTATCTACAGCTTTGCATTTCGCACCAGTTTTTAAAAAATATTTATTTCCTAAAGGTCCTCCAGGCACAGATGCTCTGCTGTTTCCAGATACTAATAATTTAGCATATTCTCCCATACCTTTTATATTTCTTCCGAGTTGTGGCATGGTACCAGCCTCATTTATACTAATTTGCTCAGGCATTCTAATATTATTTTGATATGGGTAATCTTTTCCCAAAAAATTAGATGATTCTGACATTACTTATTAAAATATATAAATATATTTATTTTACATATTGAAATATTTATATTAAACTACGACTCTTCTGGTTTAATGGGTTTACTTACTTCATTACCCATTTCTTTAACAGATTGCATTACTTGTTTCATGTCTTCATCTAATTTATCCATACGTTTATATATTTTTTCTTCTGATTTAGTCATTGAACTCTTTAATGTATTTATTTCAGCTGAATTTTGTTGTGAAATTTTGTAAGCATCTCCTGCAGTATCACATTGATTTTCTACTCCTTCTCTTACAGGCGAATTTGCTAAAATAATTTGATAACCAATTAAAAATAGAAAAAATATGATTAATGTATTTAATAACATGAATATATATATAATATTACTTTTTATTTTCTTTCATAATAATATAAATGTCATCAGCAGTTTACCCATTAGGAATGAATTCAAAACCTGCTTCAGGATATAGTCACAGAAGCACAACTCAAAATAAACAATATGTTACTTGGAAAGGAACTGGCATCAATAGCAACCCAGTAGGAACTGCTCCAGGTCACATAAGACCATTAACAAATAATGACCCTGGTAATGTATTTCAAACCGGATTTGGATTACCAAGACCCATTAAACATTTTAGAAAGGGTCGTCTCATTGTAGCAGATCCAGTTGTTGCCAATAATTTGAAAGGCGTCGACCCTACAAATGGTGCTATATCTATTGATATCAATGAGGCTGCTCTTATCAACTATAACATGAACCGCTATGTTAAATCCAGCAAAGGCGCTTCTCTTGGAGGTGGTGCTGGTGGTTCTGGATTAATGAATGAAATGCAAGACAAACCAGGTGCTTTCTCTGTTCGACTCAACACTCCTGGTGAAATTATAAAATCTGATGCAGATTGTAAAAAATGCGAAGGTATTTCAATTGTATCCGATTATTATCCTAATACAAGATTCTTACAAGAAAACCCAGAACCAAATACACAGAACAGAGTTTTATGTTGTAATGACGAAATCAAGGCAAAACGTCGCGCAATTTATGCCAGCACAAACTTAAAGAAGAATTATTACACAACTACCAAGCAATATTTGCAAAACCGCTGCAAAACATATGACCAAAAAGCATTTAATTTCTTGTCTTATAAAACGAATACATCTCAAAACCCTTATTATATTAGCACTGACGGCAATAAAGGTGCCACACCTGGCAGTCCACTTGCCCTTGCAAATACCTACTTGGCTAACTGCCAACCTGGTGCTCAAATATTTGACGCCACTGAAAATGCTCTGATTGCGCAAATGTTGTCCATCATGGTAAATGCAAATATTCTGACACAAGCCCAAGTGAATACATTTAATACGCTGTACATTAACTCTATCCAAGGGTTCTTTAATTGGTTAAATGGACTACCTGAAAACCAAAAGGAACGATCTCTCAATGTATTTACTGATTTTATTAGTAATCCTTATTGGGGAATGCCTCTCTCTGGACCATCGAATCCAGTAGGTTGTCAATTGGTTGTCTATAAACCAAACAACTATCAATATGCTAAACAAGGTGCAGTGGACTCTTCTACAAGAAACTTGAAATTAATGGTAGATACTATTTCTACTAATGCGGCATCTATCCAAAAAAATAATAACACTGGACAACACTTAATCACTGCCAATCAATTATATGCTGGTATAGATCCTGCACGCACAAACTTGCATAAAAACAAGGCACATAATTGCAACGCACCATGGCCACTTAATTTCTCTCAATCAAGACAATACCAAAACAAAAAATTCTGTCATTTCACAAAATTGCCTGAATACCAAGTTCCTGCATCTGAATCAGCACCATATCGTTATTATCCGGGAACAATTTTTAGCTCGAATCATTTTTCACAATCACCCAACACATATAATACTTCAACAGGTACACAAGCTTATAAATAGATATTATTACCAAGTTATTTTTCATTTTCTATTAATTCATTGTCTATTAATTCATTTTCTATTAATTCATTGACTATTAATTCATTTTCTTCATTGTCTATTAATTCATTTTCTTCATTGTCTATTAATTCATTTTCTTCATTGTCTATTAATTCATTTTCTTCATTGTCTATTAATTCATTTTCTTCATTGTCTATTAATTCATTGTCTATTAATTCATTTTCTTCATTCCTTATATTCATCTTATATTCTTTTAAAATAGGTAGAAAAATATTGGTTTTTTCAGAAAATTTATTAAAAGGAATCTTATATTTTTCGCACCATGAAACAGATTTTTGAATATTCGATTTTTTAATTGTTTCTATTTTTTCGTCGCGATTTTTATTTTTCAATATGTTAATAATCAAATCTAGTGAATCTATTTGTTGTTGTCCAATAATTATATTAATATCTTCCAATTTCATAGTAAAATAATAAGGTATATCAAAATCTAAAACAGAGTCAATGTGATTATTTTCTAGCTTTTTCAGAAATATTAATAATCTATAATAGTTTAATTTTAAAAATCTCGCTTTGCTTTCATTATATTGAAAATTCTTACATACAATATATTTATCAAATGTAGTTATATTACTAGTATTTGGTTTTAAAACATAAACTTTTTCATATAAAGAAGACAATATATATAATATATCTACAACAGGTTTGTGGAATATATTGTCTATTTTAATAATAGAACTACCATTAAATAATTGATTTCTTAAAATAATCATTACACATTGAATCAATGAAATAATATAACTATCATAATTTTTAATATTTGCTTCAAAAAATAAAAAATCAAATTTGTTTTCTCCAATAGAAGCAATAACATTATCATTTATTTCATCATGACACACAATTTCATCGCTATAATTTTCACGCAACATCTCAAAACATTCAATAGAATCATTATTATTTCTAGACAAATGCAATGTTTTAATAGGCTTGTTTTTATATAACTCGAAAACATTTAATATTGTAGAAACTTCCAAAAAATCGTAAAATATATTGGTTTTTGGTTTCAATTTACTAACAGAAAATTTAGAACCAGGAACTTTTGAAAAAATATATTCATACGGATTCACAATTTTGATAACTTCATCATATTCAAGCATTAGTTCTGTATTGGTTTTTATATTATTTTTAATTTGCTCATTTAGATCTTTATAATATTGGAACAAACTACTTGAAATATATGGTGATAATATGTGTCCTTCTCCATGTTTTGGGTTGATGTTCACCCAATTATTTATTTTTGGTATTATATAATAACTCATAGGTTATGTTATATGTATATTATATAATATATTTAAGTCTATTATTTTCTTTATAGTTAATCATCCTCTTCGTCAGATTCAATAATTATTACTTTTTTAGCAGGCTTCTTTTCCTTCTTTTCTTTCTTTTCTTTCTTTTCTTTCATTTCCTTCTTTTCTTTCATAGAAACATTTGATTCTTCTATTTCAGATATTTCTGGTTCATCCAATGCATCCGTTGCTGCAACTAGTAATAATTTTTTACTCAATTTACGAATTTTTGGTTTCTCTGAAGCAATAACTTCCTCAGCTACTTCTACCGCATGTTCCGTTTCTTTTTTGTTTCTCAGAGCAGCAGTTTCATTATACTCTCCTAATTCGAGTTCCACCGCCTCTGTATTCACCACTCTTATTTTTTTATATACGAAATATCTGTTTAAGAATGAAATTTTCTTTTCGATACTTGACATCATAGGTGCCTGTCCATAATCCTTTGCCTTGAATTTATTTCGACTAATCTCATCCAACATATGTAAGAACAACTCACTGAAATATCCGCTACCTTCTGGTAAGCCAAATTCTTGTGCTTCATCGCGAGTCACTATTTCAAAACCATATGCAGTCATCACACGATTGAAATAATCGAAATTAACTAAATACTCTGATATAACTTGGTTAATTGATTCTTGAAACACATCAATTCTATATCCAATTGAACTAGAATCGTCGTCAAATGTATCCGAACTATAACCCTTTGTAATTTCCCAGATTTTCTTCTCGTCTTCTACAATTTTAATAGAATCGCCAGTCTTACTTTTCTTCAATTCATTGAAAACCAACTTGCCGTCATATGCCGTCCCAATGAAATAGCCATTGTGTTTTGTGCATTCTGCAATATTTTTCAGAAATCCTCTTAATGAATCTGGGTTTTCAAAGAAATAATGCACTGCAAATTGACAGGAGGACACATTAAACCCATCAGCACCTTTACCATATTGTCTGGCAACTCCTGGTCCTAAACTTTTGGGTCCTTTTCCAAAAACTGCTGCCGTAATTTGTTTTGCCTTTTCGCTCAACATGGCGCTACCATCCTGGATATTATATGCGCTGTTACCATTAACAAACAAAGCATAAGGCACCTGCTTATTTAATTTACGCGCCTTTAGATATCTAGCACATGCACCATCTAGACGATTTTCCAAATTATCCTTCGATATATCCACACCAAATACGAATGATAATTTGGAGGCAATCCACTTAGGCAGGTCGCCTGCTTTACCGCAAGCCATATCAATCAATGTGTCGCCTTGTTTTGTTATACCACATATCAAATGTCTTTTCACATATAAGTTGTGAAATTGTTTCATAATGTCAGTTTTGAATTTTCCTACAGGTGTATTGTAATATTTGTCTTCGCTTACACTAATATCAGGAATATTCTGTCCAGTTGCCAACATGTCTTCAGTAATTCTGCCTGATGGATGGATGGACTTCCAGTTACTATTTGCCACATGATATGCATTTCCATATTCCTTTTCATTCTTTCTCAAACGGGCAGTTTTATCGTAACGGACACGTAAAGGTATCCATTTCCAACCTTCAGACTTTGATAAGTCATATCTGAATTCTACAATGGTATTATCTTCAAAGACTTGATTTTCTTCGGAAAACATTTTCTTGCCGCCAGAGCTGTCATTTCGCAACATAATATTACATAACCCGGCATTTACATCATAAGGCTCTGTAGGATAAAATCGCTGTGGAATATAATCGTTCTCCTTTCTGTCCTCATAACGCACCTGATATTGTGGCAAATTATCGTCAATAATATCTTGACATGGGTTGATAAAGCCGTCACGTTTTTCACTAAAACCACAACGCAATACAATTTTTTTGTATTCATTCAATTGAACAACTTCGCTGTTATTCTGACCATCTTCAAAGAGAGTTTTTACTACATCGTCTCCATTAGGACCCTTCTCAGTGGTCACTAAGAAATCAATCGTATTGAATTGTGGTGGCTTCCACTTAAAGGAATATTCCCATGTTATTTTTTCAGGAGGACCTGCACGACCCACTTCTGAAGCACCTACTCCATAAAATGCGTGACTAAAGATAAGACCATCCGTAGTATATTCAAAACGTCCATCTCCCTGTTTATCCAAAATTTGTCGACAACCTTCAAATATGGTCTGTTTTGGGTTATTCGGGAAGAATTCCTTTACGCTAAATCTGAGAGGGCATAGTAGACCATCCATAGCCTTAAATTCTGGTACTTTTGATTTGCTGCCTTTGTTGATATTTGTAATCGCTACTGCGTTCAAGTTTTGTCTCACAAAATGTAATAAATTATATCTGCATTTATATACATCTTTTTCTCCCTCTTTCATCATGAAAGTATATGCGCGAACATCTGTACGTTTTATATAATATATATCAAACGCAGCATATAAATTAATAAACTTGCCATATTTGTCATGTGTAATTAGCTCTCCATCTAGTAGTGCATTAAAACATTCATCATTTGCAGTTCTAGCACCAGTAAAGATAACATCCATATTAGTATTGATCAAATACATTTTGCCGTCTTTGCCAATATATAATAAATGACGCTCTCCATCTGCTTTATCTGTAACAACAAATCCTTTTCGAATATTTGGTTGATTCGAATTTTCATCTATTGCTGCAACGTTTTCCATTTGCAAAGTATAAGAGTTCGGACCAATAAAATACCTACTATTAATATATTTCTTTGGATCATACGAGTCTGTCCATATGAGTTTCATATAAGATTCAATTATATCCTTCTGTTCAGGATATGATACAGGATAATTTGTCCCTTGTATACCACTTAGCACGCATTTAATTCCCTTTCGAAGCCCATCTAAGATTAGTTGCGGAGTATTAAATTTGGTTCCAGGACCAACTTTTTTGTTATCTATTTCGAGCTCAATTTCATATATTTCTTCATTATTTAATATATTGGACTCTTCAAGAGTATAGACGCGAACAATAGCCCCACGATTTTCACGACCAAATTTGTCTGCCATTTTATTACCATATTTGACAATACTTAAATCCACATTGAAAGGATAATCAGGATGTTCAAATGACACGCGATTAATAAAACGAAATTCCTTTTTTGATTTTCGCCAACTATCAATTATACCTTGAATAATTCCTGATTTATTTATTCCGTTTTCAGCACTATAAGTAATTCTGAAATTAAAGTCATCAAAATCCACCGGGAACACTTTTTCTTTATTAATAAACATGGGACCCTTTGTCATGTGTTCGACAAACATTTTATTCGGTAAAGCCTTAATGTCATTTGTCTTACAATATTCTTGAATATTTGGCAAACTTCTAATATCTGTTCTAATATTCGACATCTTAAATCGTCCAGTAGTGCTATCCAAATATTCACAATTTACACGCAAATAATAGTCGCCATTTTCCTCACCTAGAGTAGTAAACCCAGAAGACTTCAATTTTCTAACTACATTATCGTAGTTATTTTTTGTAATACTCTTAATACCTTTGGTGCCGAACTTGACTTCGAGTTCACCTGCTCTATTGTTGTCATAATATCTTTTTACTAAATTGTCAAATTGAACTTGGGGTGATGGTCTCCCTCTTTTGTCTTCTGGTGCTACCTCCTCTTCGCCTTCATCTACTTCTTCTTCTTTTTTTTCTGCAGGTGGAGGAGGTAAATCAGGCGAATTTGGTCCATCAGGTGGAGGAGGTAAATCAGGCGAATTTGGTCCATCACTAGGTGTTCTTGGTGAAAATCTAGAAGGAGTATCTTTCGGATCGTCGTGACCAATATTTAACTTTTCAGAAGATGACGATTTTTGTACAGATAAAACAAATGTAGTATCCTTTACTTTCTTGTCCAACATCTTCTTCAATGTAGTATATTTATTTACCAGACCCATTTTCTTCAAATCAGCTTTCTCTTTATCTGTCAATCCATCATACACATCCTGTATATTTGGATTGCTCATGGTTTCTAATAATTGGATGGCGGATTCTCTATTCATAGGTCTTATTTTCAATTGAACACTTTTATCTAGTTTTTTATAAAAGTTATTTAATTTATCGGAACCAAAATCGGCTCCTCCTTCTAAATCATATTCTTTTTGATTGGGTATTTCTTGTTTAGAACTCATCGTTATAATATATAATAAGACATATTTTTAAATTATTGTTCAATTTTTTTAATATTTAAAAATACTGAACAATTGCTTCATATAAATCTTTTTTTGTCTTGTTTTTACCGGTTTCTTTATTTATTGTCTCGATTGCTAATCTTTCACATATGACAACAAGCTCTTCTACTTTGTATGCAGACATGGCTTTTATATGTTTATCAATCTTGTCTAACTTATATAATGTATCTCTAATAGATTGAATGTCTTCCTTTGTTCCAAGTTGGTATCCATATTTTTTTACATATTTTGAAACTTGATTTTGCTCTCTAATAATATATACCAATTCGGTATCATTCATGAAGGATTCAAAATAGGTTTTTTTGCTAATATAGATAACATTTATATTTGCAATTGCAGACAATGTTAAAAAAGTCTTTGCATTCAATGATGCATCATTTGCAAGGTTACTTTCGATATTTGTAATAGTATCAAATTTATACGTTTTAACAATTTCTTTACTTTTTCGAATAAGTGAAACCAAATCGATTTTCAATTGCTTTGCTATTAATGAATTTTTGTTTGGTAATGTTTCATATGCAGTATCACCATTTACAATAATATAATAACACCAAAAAAGTGTGTCTTGTTCAGAAGGTACAAATATTTGTTCAATAGATTTGGTTTTCTCTTGTTCTTGATTAACAAGAGATTTTTTTCCAGCAATTATTGTTTCTCTTGTTTCTCTTGTTTCTCTTGTTTCTCTTGTTTCTCTTACAATTTTTTGTCGTAATGCTTTTTTTATATTAGCATCATCAAGTATATAATCCTGTAATTTATTGACTACATCATTATATGGCTCCTCAACAAAATATGACATTTCCTATATTTTATTAGGCTTTATCTTTAATATCTTTTGAGAAAGAGAAATATGTATTACGATAGTCTTCTTTTTGTCTCTCAATGCTATTCAGTGTTTGCTCTTGTGTAGTAACATATTTAATAAATATTGAGAGTTCTTGAATAATATCTTTGTCTAATTCAGAGAGATTTATATGAATTCCATATTTGTTTTCATTCAATGTAACACTTTCATGCTTTTTTAATATTCGCAATATTTCAATTTGATTAAATTTGTTCATTTTCTCAATCGTTTCTCTAATATAATTTAATTCGCTAACTGAATAGTTATTTACATCATTCAAATCAATGCTAGTCATAACTGATTCCATTTTAATATAATATAAATTATATGATAATTTGTTTTTAAATAATAATATAAGAACAAATTATATAAACAAAACAATTGTATATTAATTATGGAAGAACATCATCGATCAATGTTATTAGATAAAGTAGAAAAGGTAGAAAAATATATGTTTTTATATAGTCCTTCCAGTGAAAGTATATTAAAAGAACATTTTGTTACATTTGATGCCAAAGAAGCAATCAATTTTTGTATAGAAAATAAATGTAAAATGGAAATTTTTCATCTAGACATATTAACATGGGATTATGTGTCATCTAATGCATTTATTACTCCTCAATAACCAGCCTAGGTTTAGAATTTCCAAACTTGTTACCCTTTGGATTGGGAACGAATTCTTTTTCTTTGATAAGCTCACCAATGATGGAGACATATTTGTCATTCAATTCGAAACGCTGACCAATGACTCTTACATTTATTTTATCACCTTCCTGAATATCAGCAAAATGTGGGACATTGTAATGGTGGTCTTTTGCAACAAACAATACAACTGGCGACGGAACTTCATCAGCACTTTCTGCACGAATACCTGCCTTGGTAATATTTTTAACTACACATGGAATAATCATACCTTCCACTGGGAAGCAAACATCGCATTCAAATACAATTTCAAATAATATATGATTACCTCGCTGAATTGTTCCGCTTGAATGTGTAATAATTTTAACTGAACCTGGTTTTATAAAACCTTCTACAACACACTTACCTTCAAAACTGACCTTTATATTTTCTTCGATATTTTCCTGTAAATTCTTACCAATATTAACAAGTGGTAACACGATTTTCCTAGTAAGCAAACATCTAGAATAAATAGTCTGTAATTTATCTCTTCTTCTTCTTTGTTGTTTTACTACTGGTTCCATTATATATTATACATATTATCTTTTTATCCTATTTTCATTCAATTTTATATTTTGTTATATTTATTGCACAATAATATAACAAAAATTACATGACCTACCATATACATATTATAGTGTATACATCTTATTCCATATAGCCAATTCAGGCATTAAAAACCATTTTTTACTATCCTTCTTTATAGCATTAAAATATCTTAATATAAACTCTTGTGTCACACATAATTCTACTTGTCCAACTGCCTCACTAATTATATCTTTTCCTTTCTTCTGTGTTTTTGTATTTTCCTTTGTATAAATTTCTTCTCCTAATATTTCATTTAACTTTTGCATTGTTTTAATTTTACCAGACTCGTCACATCTAGCACCTGTATCACGTTTAGATGTAATATCCTTTGTTTTAAATACCAAAAAACGATTGCTTTTTTCATAACCAATAAACCCTATAATTTTATTATAATCTGATAAAGTAAATGTTAACAACTCTTTTGCTGATTTTGATGAAGCAATTTCTCTCTGGTCTTCTGGTTGTGCTGCAGTCCACTGATTGTTTTCATTCAATATCATAATCATTCGTTTACCTAATTTATACATAATAAATGCAGTAAAACTCTTCATAGTAATACTATTCATTTGGAAGTACTCTTTGGCATACCATTCAAGAGTTTGACGCGTGATTTTTTCTAATGAATACAAATAATTCATTATTTCTAGTTTTTCTTCAAATAAATGGGTCTCTAACATATGCGCTACTAAAAAGGGTATTAACATTTCTTTTGAATCTGGGTAATCTTTTGTCATCTTCTTCATAGTAATTCCACAATGTTTAAACCAATTATCGTCTCCTCTAGGAACACTTGGTTTTTTAGTAAACTCTAAACAAAGGTCAAAATTTATCTTCATCTCGTCTAATAATCGCCTGCCTTCAGAATAAGAATTGTCAACAGGTGCATGTGTACTCACTATTTTAGCAGGTTTTTTCTTTTCTGAAACTGATTTTGTAATATCTTTCTTAATAGAAAATTTAACCATATCATGTTTATAATCAATAGGCACTGAGCGGTCAAATAAGGTTGTATTTTTGTCACGTAATTCAAGTGGTTGAAATAAATAATATTCGCCAATATTGATCAATCTACCATCTCTACCATATTTATCTGTAATAAACTCATTTTGGTCATCAATTAATTGTGTGAGTGCGGCAAAAATTTGCACAAATGGATATTCTTTTTGAACACGAATTTGTTTTAGAAGAACATCCTTTTTATAAAAAAAACTTTCCTTCATGAGCATTCGAATACGTTGTAAAATTTTCTCAGTATTCATAAGAATAAATTTCTCATCATATGTGTCTTCGTTTAATTGTGTTTCATCTATTTCTGCATTAGGACGACAATCATAATCACATTTTGCCATATAATCGCAAGCAGGTGAAAATGGAGCATCGCCAACCTTGAAATCTTTTAAAACTTCACCATTCGGGAGAATTTGTGTAATGGGTTCTTTTAATGCTGCTTTTAATTTTTGTTCTATTTTCTCTTGAGTAAAATTTGTTTGATCATGATGAATAATACAATCCACTGCGGTTTCCTTCAATATACGAGTAACTTTTCCTATTTGAACTGCTTTATATTCAGCAACACGATACACATACAAATCTGCGGCTTCTTCTTTATTCTCTCCCAATATGGTTCCATACATGAAAATTTCGACATTACGTTTCTCAAAAGGCAAATCTTTGTGGGAAAAGTTACGAACTCCGCGACCAATAATCTGTTCAATTCGGTTCATGTTATACCATGGCTCCAAAATATGCACTTGGCGAATAAATTTAAAATCAATACCTTCTGACCCTGCTTTAGAAATTAATATTACTTTTACCTTTTTACCATCTCTATTATCGTCTCCAGTTGCGCCCTTTACTTCGAAATCATTATTAGGTGATAAACGTGGCTCTCCTGTAATCAACGTATAACGTGCTGGAGCAAAATCGCTCTTGTCTTGTGGCGGGTTCATCGTTCTAACATCGACAACAGGTGTTGGTGGGGTTTTGAATAAAGACTTGGCACCTGCGTCTCCGTATCTAGTAAATCCCAGTTCTTCCAATGCTAATGCCATTGGTATTAACCCAGAGTCCAGATATTGTGAATAAATTAATATCACACCTTCTGATTCAGCAATGTTATCCAAGATGGTCTTGATTTTTGCACTATAATTACCAATTTGTTTTCTCGAAAATATTCTACCATAATCTTTCAAAGTAGCTCGTCTATATTCGAAATCACCTTTTACAGGTGGCGCCCTTGTGTCGACAAATGACATCATTCTCTCTAACCCGATTCTTCCTGTTAATAAATGGGGATCCAAGTGTCTTCCACCTACTAGTGTTTTAGTAGAATCTTTCTCTGTAGATTCTTCATGAGAATCCAATAATGTGTCCTCGGTTTCTTCACTTATATCTTCTACTGGACCTGTGATAACATCTTCATTAATTTCATTTTCTACCTCATCTAGAGGAGTGCTTTCTGAGAAACTTTGAGAGAAATCATCTGATATAGTGTCAGCTGGTATTTCATCAAGAAGCTCTTTTAGACCAGGAACCGGGTAAGAAATAATTAGCGATTCTAAAGGTGTTTGCAACAAAGTGTAACCAAACGACTCCATATTTTCGAAACTGGGCATTTCTTTTACAATACCCGTTTTTGTAGTAATCGAAAATTGTTTGTTTCTCAAATTATTTATAATATATTTATATGCACAATACTGACATTTACCGCATGTCTTGCAATCATTCAGTCTTGTTAAATACAATAACTTGAGTACTGGTTTTGCATTCTTGTCTTCATGTTTAATTTTTTTCAAATTCATCTGATAAGAGGGATATTCAATTGTAGAAGGATATTCAATTGTAGAAAATGATTTGTCCTTTGTAAATTCACTAGGATATATTCTATAAGGGAAAGTATATGGATTCTCTCCTCGTACAAAAGAAATATAACCAGTAGCCTTTCTCATAAGCATATCTTCACCTTTTGCCTTGAAGTTACCATTTTTATCAAATATATCTTTTACTTCCACACGAGCTCTCCTATCATTGGTATTCATGAGATTAAGCAACCAAACAATCTCCTTGTAACTATTATACATTGGAGTTGCAGAGAGAAGCAAAAATCGCATATTTTGTGCCGACCTCACTAGAAGCTCCAAATTGATGGCCACTTTTTTATTTTCATTGTCATCTGTTTTACGAATATTATGTACCTCGTCTATAACAATTAAACGATTGTCAAATTCATTACGAAGACGTTTAATGATGCGACTATTCAGTTCGATTTTCACATCTTTAAGCATCTGAATTCTAGATTTTCTGCCTTTTTTAAACCTTTCTTTACGTTGTTTTTGAACTTCTTCTGTATAATTCATTGTCTTAATAATGTAATTGGCAAATTGAACATATCCCATGAAAATATAATATGCATTGATTATGCTTTTAATTTGACTTACTACTTTCTCCTTTGTTAGACCTTTCATGTTCATGGGATTGATTTCTTGTAATAATTTATTACCTGTGCAAGCGCGAATATTCCAGATTCCATCCGTCAATTTCAATTTTCGCTCGTCAAATAGCTGCAATTTGAAATTGTCCTGGACATTTTCAGATGCGACAATAATGATTCTCTTTTTTACACCCATTTGTTTCATATAATCGCGCATTTCTTCGCACACGCCAATTGCTGAGCAAGTATTGTGTGTTACACTGAAGTCTCCCATTAAATATCTGCAATTTCCATCTAGTGTGAAACCATAATAATCATCTTCATTCACATATTCAACTTTAATATCACTAACTAGAGCGTCTTTTATTTGTTTTCTGGTGCAGGGAATTTGTGTAGGAATCTCTTCTAACCCTTCTCCATAAATATGAATTACACCTATTTTTTTTTCTGCCTTGTAACATGCAAAACCAAGACTTCTTGCCAAATAGATAACATCATCAATAAGTGTCTCTTTTTCCAAATACAATTCAAAACAAGAACCACTATTGTCTAAATGTCCGTTACTATCTAATAATCCTGCGAGAAGTTTTAAACGATTCCCTCTAGAGTTGCATTTATAAATCATTGGAATGTGTTTGTTATTCAATAAATTCAACTCTTTTAAAAAATCATTTTGGTTTACTTTTGATATTCCATCTCCTAACCAATAGCCAATCATATAAGGGTCAAAAGGTAATTTCTTTTCTTCAAAATTTACTGGAACTTTGTAACCTTTTAACAATGCTTTTTCCTTTTCAGATAATTTTAAATAATCCTTTACAGCAATTTCAATGGTTTCCGAGTTTCCAGAAGTTTTTAAACATAAAATATGTTCTTTGTTAACTGTGTATTTATCTCCCTTGACAGGAATAATGTCATACATTTTATCCTGACCTGTTGCAATAGAGAGAACTTTTCTCGGCATAGAATCGTCGCCCATTAAAAAATCTCCTTCTTTAATGTTTTCCACTAATTCAATTGAACCATCTGACAGCATAATAGGTGTACCTTTTTTCATACACTTACCTGTCCCCAAACCATGATACAACAATAAACTACTATAAGGCGTTTGAAAAGATAAAAAGTTTTTGACAAAAGCCTGGTGAGGTTGCAATTCAAAATCCGCTTTGGCTAAAGTATCTGAATATTCCTTAATATCCTCATGTATTTTGCCGTCATATTTGGTATCATTGAATTCCTTTTTAAAAGCAATTTTCACGTTAAAATCAGCGTCATTTAAATTGGGATACAAATAAGGTGTCTCATCAGGATGCTCTAGAAGATAATTAGTTTCCAAAAATTCCTTTTTTAATAAGAATTTATTGCACTCAGGCGAATAAAAATTTTCATTGGCACAATTTGGCACAATTCTTTCATAATCCATTTTTAAATCATCGACACCAATATCTAATTCAGTATTTGTAGATGTCGAATCTAATGATGAAGAAGTATCTGGAACACCAGAGCTATAAGAAGTTTCTGAATCAATAATAATAGGTTTTTTAGATATTTTAGATATTTTATTCGGTTCTTCGGTCATTACTATATATTATGAATATAATCTATATTCTTGTAATACTTTATTAATATTTGTAATTAATTTTTTTTTTTCTAAATTATATGGTCTTATATCTTCTAAACAATTATCTATTGTTTTCCACTCTAGCTTACTAACTTCTGTCACTTGAAAATTATCCAATTGTTCTTCTGGTTCATGCATATACGCCAAAAAATACTTATGCTTATATGATTTATGGTTTGTTCCGATAAATATTTCTTCAAAAGGAAGCACATTTTCAATAATTCTAATTTTTGTAATGGAAATTCCAGTTTCTTCTTCAAATTCTCGAAGTGCGCATTCTAAATCTTTTTCTTTTGGGTTTCTACGTCCCTTAGGAAACTCCCATTCAGTTTCTATCCATTTTGTATCACTCTTTTCGACAATATTTGCAAGAGTAGTCGAATCATTATTAATAGAAACACCTTCTTTAATTTGCGTAAATTTTTTGCTAGATGCGATTTCCTCACTTTTGTATTGAGAATTCGAAGTATCTCCCCACATATCTTTCCATAATTGCTCAAAATTATTTGTCAATAATCGATTTTTTTCTGAAATTGACATTTCATTTACCATGGTTTGAATTTGATGAATATTATAAGGTGAATATTTACCTCTAATAAAATCAATATAACCAAAACTATCCTTACGTCTTATCATGAGGAATTGCAAGCCTTCTACACTTGGTCTAAATACAATTACACCATAACTAGTTATAGGTAATTTACATTGATGAAACATGTGACCTTGCTTACCACAATTATTGCATATACTCGTATTTCTATTCATATGATAACTACTTATTTAATATAAAAAGTTATGTTTAAATAATAATTACAAATGTTTCAAAAGTATTATTATATATATATATATATGCCAAAATTTAACTTTGGATTAAATCAAAAACATTTTGGAGGAAATCATAAAATTTCTTCTTCATCGATAAATTTAGGTAGCACAAGAGGTATTGGGTCATCTACTAGAATGTTTAATTATTGTAAACAAATATCAAAGAATCATTCTGAATGTATTTATAAATTTATAAATATTCCTCAATATGCTTATAAATGGTCACAATTAGGTTCAGGTTTTAATGATGGAATTTATTCTTTACATTCAGATGTAAATGGAAATATATATGCTGCTGGTGCTTTTACAAATAATAATAATAAACAATATGTAGCTGTTTACACAAATGGCACGTGGTCACAATTAGGTTCTACAGGTTTTAATAATAATATTTACACATTGACTTCAGATATAAATGGAAATATATATGCTGCCGGTGCTTTTACAAATAATGAGAATAAACAATATGTAGCTGTTTATAAAAATGGCGCGTGGTCACAATTAGGTTTAAGCTTTAATAATGAAATATATAATTTAGCTTCAGGTAATAGTAATATATATGCATCGGGTAATTTTACAAATAATGGTGGTAATAAATATGTAGCTGTTTATACAAATGGTGCTTGGTTACAATTCGGGGGTAGTTTTTCACCTGATGATTATATTAATACTTTAATAGCAGGTATTAATGATAAAGTATATATTAGTGTAACAACACCTACAAATATTTCATATGTTAGTATAAATGAAAATGGTAATTGGACGCAATTAGGTAATAGTTTTGATAATTCTATATATACAATGAGTATGAATGTAAAAGGACAACTATATATTGGTGGTAGTTTTAAAGATAGTTCTAATAATACGTATGTATCAAATTATAATAATATATGGAGCACAGCATTGGGAAATACATCATTTCAAAATGATATATACACATTAGCAACAGATAAAAATAATTATGTGTATATTAATGCTGTTGATAAAAATTCAAATATTTATGTTGCATTCTATGATGGATTAAAATGGTCAAAATTAGGCGAACAAACATTTTCAGGAAATTTATATACATTAATTGTAGGAAATAATGGAAATATATATACAAGCGGTAATTTTAAAAATATTTTACAACAATATTGTGTTTATTTTTATGAAAAATATCAAATAAATTAAGAACTATAGTTTAATAATTAATATTTTTATAATAGAAAATATTAATGCCGACTATTTATCTAGACCCCAAAGTTTGGGGACCTCATTATTGGTTCTTTTTACATACGTTAGCGATGACTTATCCCCATCATCCAAATGAGGTAACTAAGAAGAAGTATTATGAATTTATACAAAATTTACCATTATTTCTCCCAGTCGAACAAATATCTGGTGAATTTAGTAAACTCATTGATAAATATCCAATTACTCCTTATTTGGATAATCGAGATTCATTTGTTCGCTGGATGCATTTTATTCATAATAAAATAAACGAGAAATTGGAGAAACCAACTATTTCTTTAAACGAGTTTTTTATTAAATATTATGATGCTTATAAGACACATGATGAGAAATTAGCAGCCTATTATAAGATGCAAGAAAAAGTAGTATATTTGGTGATTCTAGCAGGATTAGGTGGAGCCATTTATTATTTATATGACAAATAACATGATAATTATAATGTTTACAATATATAACAATGTTAAATCCAAATATAAATCCAAATAAAAATCCAAATAAAAATCCAAATCCAAATCCAAATCCAAATCCAAATCCAAATCCAAATCCAAATCCAAATAAAAATACAAATAGAAAAGGAGGAAATTTATTGGCATCTGGCGGTTACGGATGCGTATTTAGCCCTGCTCTTAGATGTGAAGGAGAGATGAAAAGGTCGCCCAATAAAATAACAAAATTAATGACTGAAAAACACGCAATATCAGAGCACGATGAAATTATTTCTATTAAAAACCTTCTCCAAGATATACCCAACTATGAAGATTATTTTCTAATTTATGATGCAACTTTATGTAAACCGGCACCCCTTTCTAAACAAGATTTATCTAATTATACAGAAAAATGTAGAGCATTACCAAAAGATAATATAACAAAATCTAATATAAATACAAATCTAGACAAGTTGCTATCATTAAATATGCCAAATGGTGGTTTAGCAGTGGATGATTATTTATATGACAATGGTTCTTTCGAAAAAATGTATAAAGTGCATGAAAGTTTAATAAAATTGTTTAAAAAAGGTGTCATACCAATGAACAATCGCAATATTTATCATTGCGATATTAAAGATTCAAATGTTTTGATAGATGAAAGTATTCACGCGCGATTAATCGATTGGGGACTTTCACTAGAATATCTTCCATTTAAAGATCATACATTTCCAATATCATGGAAAAATCGTCCATTCCAATTTAATGTTCCATTTTCTGTAGTTCTTTTTTCAGACCGCTTTGTAGAAAAATATACTGCATTTTTAGAAAATGGTGGAAAACCAAATAAAATTGAACTGAAACCATTTATTATTGATTATGTTGCTGGATGGATGAAAGAGAGAGGCGCAGGTCATTATAAGTTTATAAATGAAATTATGTTTGAATTGTTTAGTCATTCTATACCCTCTTTATCAGAAGATAATAAACCTCATATAGTAGAAACGCAAATTACCATGAACTATATTATTAATTACTTGATAGATGTATTAGTTCATTTTACAAAATTTGGAAAAAATGTAAAGAAAAATTTGCGTGATTATTTAGACAATGTATTTATAAAAATAGTGGATATATGGGGTTTTATTAGCGTTTATTTTTCATTTGTTGAGATTTTATTTAATAATTATTCTAAATTATCACAGCAAGAGATTGTCATCTTTAACAAGTTACAATATATATTTGTAGAATACTTGTATAATCCGCGATATGAACCAATCAACGTGAATGCGTTATACTCAGAATTGAAAGATTTAGGTAATTTATTTCGGATTAAATTGTTTGGAAAATTAAAAAAAAATAAAAAATCTAAAAAAAATGCTAGAGGTATAAAAACTACTAGCATTGAAGGTTATGCACGAGGTTTTAAAACTACTAGAAAAAATAATCGCTATAGTAAAAAAATTTCTTTTAAGCGACAGCCAAATAAAAGAAGATTTAAGAAACCATTTTTATTAGCTTTAAAATAGAAAAATATTTAACTATATATATAGTTAAATGAACAAAACATTTGAGAGTTTATGTACCCCTGCTAAGATTTATCTTGTTATATCTGTATTAGCATTATTTTATGCGTTATATAATAATATTAGTTTTGGAGCTTTTGCAATGAAGCTTGTTTTTGTATTGTTATGGACATATATTTTATCCTGGTTGTGTAACAAAGGATATAAGAACCTCTCTTGGTTTTTAGTGTTGTTCCCTTATGTTATTATTTTGCTAGCAATACTTCAAATTGCAAACCTTTTCTAATTATAATTTGATTCTAAGAATATACGGCTAGCAAATTTAGAATATATTCTGGGTAGTAAAATAAAATATTTTAATACTATATAAATGGAAAATATGTTTAGCAAACTCTGTACTCCTGCCAAAATTTATTTTGGAATTGCTGTTATTGCTGCTATAATTGCATTAACTAAAGGTATATCATTTGGTGCAGTATTAATGAAGATGGTTTTTGCCTTCTTTTGGACCTATGTTTTGGGTTGGATGTGTAAGAAAGGATACTCAAGCATTTCTTGGTTCTTAGTTTTGTTGCCTTACGTTGTTATTCTTTTGGCTACTCTTCAAATTGCAAATATTAATGAACACAGATCTATTTTCAGAAGTGTTGGTCTTCAAGGTGCTTATGGTGCGGAGGCTTTTACTACAGAAGGAATGGATAAGAATAGCGAAAAGAAAAAAGAGGAACCAAAAAAATAATTTAATAAAGTAAATAATTTAATAAAGTAAATTATTTATTCATTATAAAATCATAGTTATATTTATTATTGGTTATATATATGAGATTAGAAATATTTGTAATTGGATTAACTGCTTTTTTCATCTATAATGCATATACCGATGGAAAATATACTAAAATGATATGGTCTTTTAAAAAGTATTATAAAATGATATTTTATGCTGCATTAGGAATAGGTATATATATATTATTAAAGCGTAATCCAAATCAAGCTCGAAATATGTTGCTATATGCAAACAATATGGTTAAATTTATGCCTATTGATAAGAATTCTATGGATATGTTGAGTCCCATAATTGATTGCACAGATGAAGGTGGTATGGGTTCTTTCATGGAAAACTTCAATGGTCTCGATACATCTAGTATGGGTTCTGGGTTTTGTGGAGAGCGTCGGATTTTGAGCTCAGGAAAAAATGGCACAAAACGTTCTGTGAGTGAAACCAAGAAGAAATACGTTGCTGCAACCCAAGACTGGAAATGTAGTGGATGTAATCAACAATTGGACCATACATTCGAGATAGACCACAAGGTGCGTTTAGAATATGGAGGCGGTAATGATGTACAGAACCTTGTTGCGTTGTGTCGCAATTGTCACGGGAAAAAAACTGCTAGTGAAAATATGTAATTAAAATAAATTTTTAAGCCCCTTAAATTAAATTACAATATATATTATAATCAAACTTAACTGAAAATCAAATACAGAATATGAGCCGCAAATTGCAGATAATTAAGACAAATATTATTTTAACATAACTCTTGGTAATAAAGTATTTTTATTATTGAAAAAAAGACAAAGTTTTGCAGCCACCATTTTGTTTAGTCTTTATCATTAATTTATTCTATTATAGTAATATATGAATAATAATCCACCAACAAGTAATGAAAATGTGTTACCTAACATAAAAATGCCAAATGTATTTTATATTGGTGTTGCGCTTATAGTATTTTTAGTTATTTGTTTAATATTTATATATTTTAAATTAAATATTTTTGGTAAAAAAAGTAAATCACAAAACGAAATCATTTCGAATGTATTTATTACATTTTTCTTTAGTGTAACTATATTTTTATTATGTATAGGTTTTTTACCAAATATAAAAGATATTCGAAAGCTATTTGAGCAAATTAGTAGTGTTAGTTATGCTATAATATATACAATTGGACTCATTCTTTTTTTTGGATTTTTATCTACGACTATTGTCAATGATTATGCATTTATTATTTTGCCTATTTTATTACTTTTAGGCGCATATGTATTTTATAAGGCAGGATCGCATAGTTATGTTGATGAATTTAATATTAATTATGAGAGAATAAAATCTATTATTATATTCTTTTGTTTAATCGTTACATTTATTATTTTTTATAATGAAGACCCAGGAGGATATATTTCACAATACTTTGGATATACATTTCTACTTAGTATTGTAATTGCTGTATTTGCCTTTTTATATTTAATTATTGTCTTAACGTTACCTGATAAATACGTAGAAAAAAGTGAAAAATCAACAAATTTTTTCTCCAACTTTTCGTCATTTTCAACATATGGTAATATGGGATTATTAGGGTTTATCATTATGATAACTATAATGATTTTGTCTTATAGTAGCAAGGATGGGTTTTTTGATAATAAAGAAACAGCTTTGTTATTTATTGTTGTAGCACTTATTATTTTTGTTATATGGTCAGTATTGGTTGGTGTAAATACATTTCCTGAATTCGTAGATAGCACTATAGCGAAAGATGGTTTAAGTTTATTTAAACGCTCATTATTAATATTATTTGGAATTGTTATATCTGGATTAATAATTGGTTGGTTGTCTTTTACTATACAAGATTATGCTGGACAAACTAGCTGGGCAAGCCTTTTTTTGAATATTGTAATTGTTATTCTTATTCTTGGGTTAATATATAAAACTATTAATGTTGAATTACCTGTAGGTAATAATAAAAAAAATGCATTTGTTAATTTTATAATTAGTATCATATTTTATATACCTTGTATATTCACTGGAGTATTTGATTCTGCTGGACAACTTTTATCAGGCAATTATGGAGGAGAATCAGGTTCGTTATTAATGTTATTACTTGCAATTATTTTAATTGTCGTATATTTTAACATGCCATCTGTCTTTAATATTATTAACACACAAGGTGGTGAACAATTAGTGAATAAACCTGTAAATACAAATAAATCATATGCATTAGGAACATATGCTGATTTAAATGGTAGCGACCAATTCGATTATCAATATGGTATTTCTTTCTGGGTTTTTGTCCATGCGGCTGGCGCAAATATGAATGCACATTATGGTAAATACACATCCTTATTAAATTTTGGAGGAAAACCAAATGTTCTTTATAACGGAGCAACAAATACACTGCTAGTAACAATGGAAGTAACAGAAGATACACCGAAACAAGATAGCGATAACCCTAAAATTGGACTTTATAAACTAACGGACCTAGATGAAAATGGAAATAGAATACTTTATGAAAACACTAATTTCCTTCTACAAAAATGGAATAACATTATTATTAATTATGATGGAGGAGTATTAGATATATTTTTAAATGGTGAATTAGTAAAATCAAATATAGGTGTTGTACCTTATTACAAGTTGGATAATTTAACTATTGGCGAAGATGGAGGGATTGAAGGGGGTATTTGCAATGTAGTTTATTTTAGAAAACCATTATCTGCTACAAATGTTTATTATTTATATAATATGGTTAAAAGCAGAACACCTCCACTTCTGAATGAATCAAATAAAACTATTTTAGTTAAAAATTTAAATCAATTTAGTTCTTCTCTTAAAAATCTTTAAAATAATAGTGCGAATGTTTAAGCAATTAGTTGCGAATGTTTAAGCAATTAGTTGCGAATGTTTAAGCAATTAGTTGCGAATGTTTAAGCAATTAGTTGCGAATGTTTATTATTTAAATCATTTATAAAAATCAAACTTATCTAGAAAATTTCTAAATCTATATTATACAATGAGTCCTCTAAGTATTTTAATTGTAATAGTTGTAATTGTTCTAGTAATTATGTTATTAAGATATATATTTGTAGACCCATATACCCTTCAAGAAATTAAAAATGGTAAGGATTCATCTACAATTACTGCATCTTCTTTAGCAACAAATGGGGATGTACCTTCCAGTAATTTTGCATATTCCATATGGTTTTATATAAATGACTGGAATTATCGTTACGGAGAACCTAAGGTTATTTTTGGAAGAATGGGTACACCAAGTACAGATGGATCAGGTTCTATTGAGGGTGTTAGCGGAACTGGACCATGTCCTGCAGTTATTTTAGAACCAGTCGAAAATAATATTTCGGTTTCTTTAACTTGTTTCCCTGGTTCTGATGATACTGCTTCTACCCAAACCGATAGTGTTATTCATACCTGTATGGTATCCAATGTTCCTATTCAAAAATGGGTGAATTTAGTGGTTAGTGTATATGGACGATCTATGGACCTCTATATTGATGGTAAATTAGTGCGAACCTGCTTATTACCTGGAACCGCTAAGGTGAATAACAATTCGGATTTATATGTAACACCAAAAGGTGGTTTTAATGGATGGACTGCAAGACTCCAATACTATCCAAATTCATTGAATCCTCAGGAAGTTTGGAATATTTATGCTAAGGGTTATTCTAACGCATTAAGCATATTTGGAGCATATAGTGTTGAAGTTTCATTAATGGAAAATGGTAGCGAGAAAAGCAGTGTCACAATCGGTTAAAATGCAGTGTCACAATCGGTTAAAATGCAGTGTCACAATCGGTTAAAAAATGCAGTTGTAAATAAAATATATTATAACCACATTTTAATTTAGGTACAACAAAAGTTTATTCATTTAATATATATATTATATATAATGAATAATTCATATAATCCATTTCCTCAAAATAATTCTAGTGGGTTTGGTTCTATTTCACAAATGAATCCATATTCAAATACTGGTTATGGCAATTCAGCCATGTTTGGAGCATATGGAAATCAAGGTTTTATGCAATCCAATAGTTTAATCGCCAACTTTGCTTTTTTATTATTGGTTATTTTCGGGTTTATAATATTATTAAGGATTGGTATTACTACTTTAGTGTATTTTATGAAACCTTCTGATTCGCCTCATCTTATTGATGGCATGGTTGATGGGAAACAAATGATAATTTTTGAACAAGATCCTAGCAATAATGGTGCAAAAACTATTTATCGTTCTATAAATGCTAATGATGGTATTGAATTTACATGGTCTACTTGGATTTTTATTGATAGTATTATAACGACACCTGTTAATTCTACTCCTCAATATAGACATATTTTTAGCAAGGGTAATTATACATTTGGAAGTGATGGAATGATGGAACCTAACAATGCACCAGGGTTGTATCTTGCTCCTGATAAAAATGAGTTAGTTGTAGTCATGAATACATACAAAGTCATTAATGAAGAAATTTCTATTCCTAATGTACCTATTAATAAATGGGTGAACGTCATTATACGATGCCAAAATACTACGTTTGATGTTTATATTAATGGAACTATTTCCAGAAGTATTAATCTTGTTGGCGTCCCTAAGCAGAATTATGGTAATGTATATGTATGCGCTAATGGAGGATTTACCGGATATGTATCCAACTTGTGGTATTATAATTATGCTTTAGGAACTAGCGCAATTCAAAAAATAGTTGAACAGGGACCAAATACACATATGATTGGTGGAAATGGTTTAAGCGATACCTTATATAATTATTTGTCGCTTAGATGGTTCTTCTATGGAGCTGGTAATGGATTCAACCCTGATTTGTCTACAATATCCACAGAATCATCAATGTAAATATTATAAATATTGTTAGTTTCATTATAAATTTACTATAATGAAACTATATAGAAGATGTCTTACGACCCACAACCACCTCGTGTATGGAGCCGTGTGCAAAATTCATGCACATTTTTGAATCCAAATGATGATTATACTAGAATCATTTCTGGATTGGATAGCAAAGGTATGACATTAGCTCAAGCAAACTATAAAGATCAATTGATATATAAAGGTAATATATTGCAATACAAGGGAAATAGTGCGCGATTGACTAAAAATCAACGTTATACACAATTAGCTAAAGGTTTTGGATCGAATCGAACAAAAGTCTTTGCAACACAAAGTGAAACCTATAGCAATCCAAATACAAAGGGACTTTTACGAGTAGGTTCGAGAGAAATCCCTTACCCTAATTTCCTTGTAGGAGAGCCAAACAATCCTTCTGGCCCTTTTAAACCAGATGTAGCTAATCCGAATAATTGTAATACAAATGGTTCTTTAGAAGAAGGCGGTACTTTAATTTGCGGGTCTTATGTGAACCCTTGCACTGGAGAACTTGTTAGTTTAGGTATACAACCTGGAGAACTAATATGCAATCCTAGTACTGCTTCTGATGTTCCTGGTACACCGATTGCATTATGCTGGGACCCTGCTTTACAAAGTTGGTTTACAAAATTACGATATGTAAATAACAATAGTACAGATAAATGGCCTGACAATTATAAGGGATTTGTTAGCGCTTTGAAACCAGAACCTCCTACAATTACATTAACGGGCAATACTTTGACATGGACTTTTATAGAAAGCTGCATTGTCCCCATTTCGAGCTTCAAAATATATGTGAATGGACAATTTTTTACTTCGTTTCCTTATACTACTACTTCTTATACATTTAGCAGTTTGCAAATCAATGATGCAATATATATGACGTCGGTGAGTAATACAATTGAATCGGTGCCGTCGAATAGTATAGTTTATTTATAAAATTTTAATATCTGTATTTATATTATTAAATAATGAATTACCAAACATATGATAAAATAAAAGATGTTCCTGGTACATATAGAATTTTTCTTAATAAAGATTTTGATTATGAATGTATGGATTTATATATTCTTATTTTTGAAAACAACGACAATTATCATATTATAGACAAAAAAGGAAACTTTGTTTCTGATGTTTCCGAACCTGTCACTTTTAAAAATACAAGGGAAGAACTTAGATCCATGTCTATATCTGAAATTACAGATAATATTCGAAATTTTGTTTTTGTAAAAGAAGAGGAAAACCCTGAAATACCAGCTAAAAGTAAAAGAACATTTGAAAACCTTACTGACGACCCCGACACCTCCGTCCCCGACACCTCCGTCCCCGTCACCTCCTACCCCGCAATAAAAAGAACATTTTCTGAAGAACAACAACTACGACTACAAGAAGAAGAACGAAAAGAACAAGAACGAAAAGAAGAAAAAAAACAACTATTAAACAAACTAGCAGGCGATCTAGAAGGCAATCAAGAAGCCGATCTATGGGGTGGACTCGAATGGGATGCAAAATGTTTAAAATTAGAAAAATATTTTAGTGAAATTATTGAAGGAGTCAATCAAGTTATTACGAAAGACGCTTTAACAAACACAATATTACAAGAATATATACATAATTGTTTAAATACATCAACAAAATATCAAGAATTTATAAAATATATACTAGGACAGATACAAAATGGAAATAATAGAGATTATACATTATATATCCTTCAAAGAACACTTTCTATATATTTTAAATTTAATCCTCAAGTTAATAATAGTTTTTTAGGAAATAAAATTATTACCTTTATTAGAATAATTTATGATAAAAATGAAAAAAAGGAAGTAGACGTAAAATATTTTGTAAAAGTAGTTGGTACTTTAACTCAGTTCTATGAAGGATCTCTAAAAAAAGGTCAAATATATGAATTATTAAAAAAAAAGTTAAAAGTTACACATGATTTTAAAATTACAGCCGATGAAGACAAACTTTTCTTAGATGACAATTATGAATATGAAAATATAATACCTAAAGGTTTTTTACGAAAAGCAGATAAATCATTACATGATGCAAGCGAAGAATATCATTTAACACTATCAGGCATGTCGACAAAAATTACTGATCCGATTTTAAAAAATTTTGTGAATTATTTATTAAATAAATTACAAGAACAATTTGATCCTGACATAAGAGATACTACTACAATTCATTTTAATGTTATTGTAACGCAAATTGTAGAAGATGAAATAGAAGATATAGATGCATTTATGAATGAAATAATAGAACAAATTAAAAATGCAAGTTTATCACGTGAATCTAAAGAAAAACTTTTAGAAATGCTTTATATAAGAATATCTTCAGAATTTGAAAACTACACTGATTTATTTCTATCTGTAATATCTGAAAGTAATAGGGAATATTTTCAATTAGTTGATCATTGCATGAATGTTCAGTCTTTTATTAATTCTATGTTAGATACACTATTTAATAGTATAGAACCCCTAGTTGTTAAAGTGTTTATAGAACAAAAAGAACTTCAAGCACCTGAATTTGTAACATCAAGTCTTGCAACAGGTGTTCCAACAGGTCTTGCACCAGGTGTTCAAGGAGGTGTTGTTCCAAGAGGTGTTGTTCCAAGAGGTGGTGGTAATAACGATTTTTGTTCAGGTTTGATGGATGTTGAAAATGAAATTGAAGATAATGATGATCGATTTCATGCAAAACGTCAAGCATATTGTGCGCTAGGTTGTGCAAAATTATTAGATGAATTAAAACATGATTTTAAACCTTATTTAAAAATTTATATGCCAAATTTAGAATCAATATATAGTAAAGTAATTACATTTTTTCATAATAAATTAGATAGGGATGGTTTTCATATATATCCTGAAGTAAAACAAGTTGTAGAATTTATAGACTTAGTTTCTAGTAATTCAGTAGGAAACAATCCAGAATGGAATTATTATACATCAGTATTAAAATTTATGGATGAAAAATGTGATAAATTTGATGAATTAACTATTGTAAAAGTATCCAATCTTGAATATTATAAACGTTTAGATGTTAGTAAAATTGATCCTTCTTATATTAAAATTTTAGGAGATAAGCCTTATTTATACATGACTATGAGTTGTGGTGCGGTATCACCAATATTTACTTTACAAGATTTATTTGTATCTGTAGAAGATAATAGTACACCACAGCAAAAATTATGGCCATTAGTTCATGAGCGTAATCCAACACCATATCAAGTGGAAAATTTTAAAAAATCGTTTTTTACGATTGATAATGGTCCTGGTATGTTAGATCCAAAAACAACAGCTCCAGTTGATAAGATAAATTTTACTGCAAATAGTCCATTTATTCAACAAGTCAAAGAAGGTTTGAATAATTTAGAATATCATGAAGATATTGTTAATCCACATATCGAAAAATTAGGAAATATACAAGCATCACAAGATATAAATGGTGAAACTGGTGAAAATAGTAAATCTAACATGATAGAAGGTCTCAATTTATTTTTAGGATATTTTGGCGTTCCTTTAGATCCTCCACCAGTAACAAATATACAATTTATTGAAACACTGGATCAACAAAAATTTATGGGTATAAATATTTTTATGGAAGGTCGTGAATTACCATTTCCAATACATATAGGCGATACTACAATTTCAACCATATCTTCTTTTGTACATGAATATAAAGGTAAAATTCGTGTTAACCTAGATGCAGAACAAGAGGATCAACATCCTGAATGGGCAAGATTACATGCTTTTGCAAAAGCCATATATGCCACAATTCCTGAAGGAATAAAATCTGAATTGGGAACTGAAGAAGAAGTTCTAACAATGATTATACTTTCATTGAAATCATTAGGTGATTTATGGCAAGTATTTTATTCAAAAAAATTAGCCGAACAATTACAACAATTACAACAATATGGTTTTACAAGTTATATAAGTTCAACAGATAAAAATGTGGGAAGTGAATGTTATTTAACTTCCAACAAATTTATGTTAAACGGAACAGGTATTCGACCACATTTAAAATTATTAGAAGACCCAAAATTATTAAGGTTTTTTGGAAAACAAAATTTTAAAAAATCTTTAGTAGGTGAAGATGCAGTTACCGACGAAAAAGATATTGACGGAACTGATACAATTACTACAAATCTTGGTCAAGCTGATGAATCTACCTATATATTAAGTATAAATGTTACACTTTCAAAAATAATACCACACTTGGATGATATTGGACGTGATTCTGACAATGAAAATTTAATGGTTGTAAATAGTAATCCTGTTGATATTTCTCAATCTATGTCTACATATGATATTAGACGTGATTCTGGCAATGAAGATTTAATGGTTGTAAATAGTAATCCTGAAAGAGTTGGTAATCCTGAAAGAGTTGATAATCCTGTTGATATTAATGTTTTTTTAGATGAGTTACTTCCTTATGAAGATCTAAAAATATACCATGAACTAAAGGAACTATTAGAACTTAAAAAAGAAGAAGAATACATAACAAAAATTTTAGCCCAACCTTCCCCTGTTATGGAGTCTGATACGGAGGTACAAATTCAGACTGATACGGATGTATCAGTATCTTTTATTGTTGAAAAAACAAAACAAGAATTTGATAAAAAACTACGAAAACTAACAGAATCCATAGATTCTTTAGAGCAAAACTTAGATATGCAAGGTATAGAACATGATATGCAAGGTATAGAAGATCGTATAAAAGGTATAGAAGATCGTATAAAAGGAATACAAATAGCACAACCACAACCAAGATCAGAACCACAACCAAGATCAGAGATAGAAATACAATTATTAAATTTAAAACCACGAATAGAAGCTTTTTTATCTATATCATTTTTAATTTTAAGTGAAAAAGTATTGAAAGAAGAAGGTAAAATTTTTTTAATGGATTTATTAAACAGCCTACCTCAACAACAACCAGCAGAACAAGCAGCAGAACAAGCAGCAGAACAAGCAGCAGAACAAGCAGCAGAACAAGCAGCAGAACAAGCAGAACGTTTAAGAATTTTAAAAAAAATAGAAATATTTTTAAAAAAAATATACGAAGTTATTAAATTAACAGAACCTATTGAGTTACCTATAGCCAATGCTGAAGAACTTCCACAAGAATTACAAGTTATAGGTGTTGAACTTCAACAAAAAGTATTACGTAGCACTTTTTTTCAAAAAATAAGAACATTAACATCATTTTTAAAATTAAATTTTTTAGCATCAATCAATTCATTAAGATCAAAAAAAACGCTAAAATTTAATGATGTTGAAATTTTAAAACATGCAATTGGTATTGAAAGAAAATCTAGAGAAGTTGTTAAAAAAGTTAATATTTTTGATGCAAGTTTATTAGATTTTGCTAAAACTAATATGGTACATGATTATGTGCATGTTCTAGGTTTTGCAACAACTGCATATGAAGGTTTGATTTCTTCGACACAAAAAGAAATTGAAGATATTGCTGAAGAATTAGTTTTTGAGAAATCCTCAGAAAATGTTAGACCTCAAAGAATATTAATGTCAGTAAAACAAACTGATCAAGAAAAAGAATTAGAATATAAATTATCAGAAGCTACTGATAATGCAAAAATGACGGAGTTAAAAAATAAAATTCAAGATGCAAGAACAAATATTGAACTATTAGTAACAAGTATGGAACAACAAAATACAACAATTCAAAAAACTAAAATAAAAAAAAATTTAGAAAGACAAAGAGAATTTTTAACAAAATTACAAATAAAATTAAATTCAGAACAACAAAATCAACAAGCATTAATTGCTAATAAAGTATCAGAAAAATTTAAAAAAAATAATTCAGAAGAAACTCGAAAAAATATGTCAAATTTGTTGGGAAACCTAGGTGATGTATTTGGAAAATTTGTTGGATTTAATAGGGCAATGGAAGGCGGTAAATTAAAGAAACGAAAAACCCGCAAAAACAAAAAAAAAATAAATAAAAAAACTCGCAAATTTCATAAAACAAAACGCAATAAAACCATCAAAAAACACAGAAGAAATAAAAATAAAAAACTAAATACAATAAGAAATAAATGATAAAAATAATTCAAATAAAAATAATGTATTATAAATTTTACATTATTTTTAAATTATGCGTTATCCAAATTTAAGGTCTCAAACTTGGATTAATACATATTTCTTGACTAGGGAATATATCTCCCGACATGCATTTGTCATTTTCGCCCACTTTGGAACAAGTTCTATACCCTTTATCTTCCCCAATAAAGCACCAACCTGCCTTTCCTGTCTCGTGAACAGAGCTGGATGCTTGATGCGGTTCATAATCATCATCCTCTTTAGCAGTGTTTTTATTGTTTTTATTTGAATTACTCAATGCGTTATTCAAGCTGTTTTTAGATTCTTCTATTTCTTTATTTTTTTGTACATTGGTTGAAGAAACACTGCTTTTGGCAGCATTCGGCGTCACTTCTTGAACCGCTGATAAGCCTGTATTTATACCGGCAGCTGTACCACTTGTAACCGCTTTTCCACCTTCAGCTGCTACATCAATGGCTTGACTAGTAGTTCCTATGGTAATTCCTAATAAACTTTTTAAAAGAGGAGCAAAAACGTTACTTACACTTTCCGTGCCTTGCGCTAAATAATAAAAAATATTGAATCCCAAAAAGGCAAAAATCAAAACAAGAACGAGCCAGGAAAGCCAACTAATGTTTGATATGAAACCAAATATTCCTGATCCGGTACTTGTCGTTGCACTTGCCGTTGACTTACTTGCATTATCAGATATAGAAGATACAGATTCACTAATATCAGGGGTTGATTTTGTAAATTCTAAAATTGAATCAGATAAACTTTTTTTTGCACTTGGATTTTCCATTATAATAAAAATATATATTAATTTTTAGTATAATTTCGCAGCATTCTCATTTTTCTCATTTTTCTCATTTTTCTCATTTCTCTCTCTATTTAAAAGATAGTAAGTATAAAAACTGATTCAAATCACCTAAAATCTCGTCACGAATATTTAATAAATCTGTGTTTGTCATTTGTTTCATAGCCTTGTTATTGTTTAAGCTA